AGTCGAAGATGCACGTTCGTGCAAGACCGAGCATAAGATATGCACCGCTAAAGAAAACAACAGCCAACTCTACGCTCCGACAACACACTAACTCTACCTCGGCTAACACACTAAGCTGACTGTCTGCCTTACCGATAAGGCAACTCACAACACTAGCCTCCGTCTTACCGCCGCACCAACCGTTTGCCCGACCGTGCAAATGTTTAGGCCACAACCTAACCGCCGACTAAGGCCACGGACTAAGGCCAAGCTAAGCGGCGCAACCTAACCGGGACTAACGCGCACCGATAAATGGGGCCGACCTAATTGGAGACCCGAGCGGCAGATTAGTCTAGATTGACCGCCGCGATCGCGCCAAAATAAAAGTTTGCAAATAAACGATACTGAGCTATATTATGGGGGTGACTTGTTACTGGGACGCAACGCTAGCGTATGAAAATGCCTACATTAATGCTGACATAGAAACGGGCCACAGGAGGGCCGTAGGCGCGTCCGGGACCCTCTCCGCTGTGGGGACCCTTGAAAAGCTTTAGGATGGATTAGGGGCGAAATGAAGGTTTTTGCCCATTTTGCCGGTCGTGCAAAAAAATATGCATTATTTACTTGCAAAGAATCATTCCTGAGCTATACTTGGGTGTTATGAAAACAAGATATCATTATGTCGCTGGGCTGGATTCTTCCGCCCTGATGTTGGACTACGGCAAGGATGGCCGAGAGGTCGTCGCTGTATATACTGGCCCGGAGATTTCGACCGAGCCTTGGGATTTGATCGACACTTCGCCGCTTTATCCTACGCTCGATCTTGATCCTGGGAAGAAGTGGAAGCAGATTTCTGAGTCTGAGTGGGTGTCCGAATGGACTGAGTTTGCCTGATTTCCGAAAAAAATATGTATTATTTACTTGCAAAGAATCATAGCTGAGCTATGCTGTGGTGTTATGAAAAACGAAAACCAATATATGGATACGCCCGTTTTTACGGGATTAGTGGCGCGAGCATCAGAAGATCGAGACATTGAAGCCCTAGAGAGTTTACTGCTGCGGTCGGCTCAGTGGGCCGGTGCTTGCAACGTAGACGAATACTCTAAATCCGTGCACGCGATGAATGCGCGTCTCATTAGATCCGTGATAAATCTGCTCAATGAAGCCTAACCCGAATGACCATCTACCTCCCGATCAGCGGGAGGCGATGAATTTTATACGGACCGAGATGCGGAAGCGCAATCCGTCGCCTTACCAAATCCGAAAGGTCTTAGCATCCGTCGTTAAGAAAGCGAGGCGCAAGGGCCACAACACTGACGGTCTTATCTTACTATGACAGCAAGAATTACGCTGCACCTTGGCTGCATCTTAATGTGCGTCGTAAGGAGGAGGTTTAGTCAGATCGTCTTTCACCTCAAGGGAATCGCTAGAGAATTTATTAGCTGAAAAAAATATGCATTTATTACTTGCAAAGAATCATTCCTGAGTTATACTTTTATAGGTGAGCGCAGGTTGCGCTTGCCACAACCACAGACCAATACAAACCAAATGAATCTATTAGATCAAATCACATCAGGGGTCGAGACCCACAAGCCAATGGCCGAGTCAATCGGGTTAGCCCTTCAACACGGGCGTTATGCTGAGAGCAGTAGCGCGGAAGACCTAGAGTGGATGGAGGATGAGTTCCTCCACCCGGGCGTGGCAACGTTCGCCGCCGGAGCAATGGCAATCGAAGACGAAGAGAATCTGTTTTCATAACACAAGCGCAGATGCTCTCCCGTTACGGCGGGAGGGCTATGCAAACCCATCCAAGCCATGAATCAAATTACCCAAACAGAAGAATACTTAAACAAGGCTTACTCCGATGTCCTTCACAGAATGATTAAGGAGGAGATTGACCGGACGGTAGAGTTTAACAGCAGGTCAGCTTTGGATTCTCAGCATTACAGAGAAATCCTAGAAGACATTATCTCAGACTTACAGAAGTATGCAGCGACCCTACCATCGGTAGAGCAGATGGCAGAGGAGGGCCTACTGTAGGCTGGGAACGCAAACCCCGAGTGGGAGACTAGAGGGAGGGCTTAGCGGTCCTCCCTTTTGCACGCCGTGCAAAGAAAGTTAAAAAAAATATGCATTTATTGCTTGCAAATGTTCGTGGGTGAGCTATACTTGGGTGTTATGAAAAACATCCTATTAGAGATCACCAAGACATTCATCATCATTAGTGCCGTGCTAATCGCGGCTGGACTGTTTGCCGCATGGGTCGGTAAGCATTACATCATCCTTAACGCAGCAGGGTAGCCAGTAGAAAGGATAAGACTATGAAGTTAATAGTTTGGAAAGCAGAACACTGCGCAGAAGATTGCTACAGCGTCCGCGCTAGGACTAAGAAGGAGTGCATCGCGCTCGTGGCCGAATACGGAGTAGAGGACTACGTTGAACAGTGGGGAGATAATGAGGGGAAGGTTGAGATCCTTAGACTTGAGTATGAGTTCGACAACCTATTTGACTGCTACGACTCGCTATCATCGGAGGGCGGGGCATGGGCCAAGTCCAAGAGAGTCTACGCCCTACCTATTAGCCGCTTTACAGGAGAATAAAATATGGACAAGCATTGGTATACAGTTAGCTCAATCATAAAGTCAAGCGGCCAGCGTTACACTACCTTCTTCGTTAGGGCAACCGACAGACCTGACGCTGTGGCACGCGCAAACCAAGTCTTTCGAGAACTCCTAGCGGAGACATTCCCTAAGAGCATTACAGCAGAACGTAACTTCTCCCTAGAGGTTAGCTTTGGCTCTTGGTTCGCGGACGAAGACTAGCGCGGTGGGCCTTAGCCCCGCTACACAGTATTAACACAACAGAGTAGACCCTCATGCTTCTCGTAGGTTAGAGGGTCTCTTTGCGTCCGCTTACACACTCTTACGGTTCTGCCCGTAGTGCGCTGGTGATAACACCGTGAGGTGGTAGGCTCCTTGTCGTAGCTTTGGAGGGTTGGCGTAGGGCTTTACTCTCTTAGTGTAGCCCGTCCTCAACAGAGGGGGGTGGGGGGTTAAATTCCCTGGTGCCCCCCGGCTCTGAACAGAGTTTGTCCCGTGGGGTATTTATGTTGGTTTTTTATAGTATTGCAAACAAACAGGGTTATAGATAGCGAATAAAGATTTGGGTATTGTTTTAATTGATTGTCGGCGTGGTCTGGTCTGTGTGGGGTATCGTGGAAGGTTATTGGGTGAGTAGTGTGTCGCGCGTCGGCTTCGCTACGCTCGCCTATACCCTCTTCCATTCCGCTGGGTTTCCCCCTTGTCATTTGTGGGTTGCCTTAACGACAGTTTGCACGTTCGTGCAATAATAAATTTGGATAGTTATATGTTTTTTGCTTGCAAATATTCTATTCTGTGCTATAGTGTCTTGTTATGATTGAATGCGATTTGACTGAGTATAAGCCTGATCCTGATAAGGGAGAATACCTCTCCTATCGGCTAATCCCAAAGGTGGTTAGGGAGGGTAAGGATAAGAGAGAGTGGTTCCGATCTACTCATAGGATGATGTTAGATGCTGGGTTTTCCCCTCTCTCATATAAGCACACCTTGGAGGATGCTATGGAGCGTGCTGAGTTTCTTGTAGAAAACGGTTTCGACGTTGTAGTGCAGTCTAATATCGGAATATCGCTAAGTGTATGGTAATGGAAGAAGATATAGCAAAATCGTTGTTCGCTCGTCTTAAGGAGGATATTCCTAGGGATGAGAAGAGGGAAGTAGCTGTTCGCCTTATCGAGGCGGGTTATGATGTTAAGCTTAGAGACTTGGTGACGCATCGTTATCTGAGGAGAACTGGCGGGTTTACTCATTCTACGTCTTAGTCTAATCTAGCAGTATATGGATTTTACAAAGAGGATTCAAAAGTATGTGAATGTGGAGGACCACGAGACTGCTGTTGCTAGGGGTGCTGACATTGTAGAGATTAAGTATGATGGGTGGTGGGCTAGGGTTGTGGTTAGAAGTGGGGTTGCTCAGGTTTTTTCTCGTCAAGGTCAGTTGAAAGCTGAGAAAGAGGTTAAGGCTTTGGATGGAGTGTATATCGGAGAGTATCTGGTTGGGACTCAGAGAGCGGTTGAAGGGGCAGACGGAGATACCGGAGTGGTTAAGGTGTTTGATTGTATTTCTGTAGGATGTCAGGATGTGTATTTGAATAGTTGCGTGGATAGGAAGATGATGGCTGAGAAATGTATTTCCGGCTGCTCTTTTCTTAAGATGGCTGAGCATTACCCTGCTGATCGTTCCGAAGCTCTGTGGGACGAATACGTGGAGAATGGGGATGCAGAGGGTTTGGTCTGGAAGAACAGTAAGGAGGCTTACATAGGCTCTACGGTGTGGAGGCGTAAGCAGGTGTTTACGATGGACTACGTTGTTATGGGGGTGAATGAAGGTGGGGGTAGGCGTAAGGGAATGGTGGGTAATCTGCTGTGCGGCCTTTACGAAGAAGGGGAGCTTGTGAGTAAGGTAAAGGTTGGCGGGGGGTTTACTGATATTGAGGGGAGGTATATATTTGAGAATTTTGACGAGTTTAAGGGTAGGGTGCTGGAGGTGAAAGGCTGGCATATATTTGACTCTGGATCTATGCGACATCCTAATGCGGTGCGTGGAGTGGATAGTCAGATTAGGTGGCGTGAAGATAAACGCCCAGAGGAGTGTGTATGGCCTTGCCATAAATAGCACGCCGTGCAAAATTAAGGTAATGAGCGAAGAGCATCATATATCTGGCTTTAAAGTCTTAGTAAACTCCATTGAGGGTATCGTATTCGTTACTACTGATACGGGTAGCAGCCCTCTCGTTACTTGGGAGAGGAACAATCCAAGATGCGTGGAATGGGGCGTGTTCGTAAATGAGGTTAGGAAGGCACTTGGAATAGACTTAGGATTTCTTAGCCCATGAGAACACTTACTAACGAAATGTCTGCTGCTGAAGTTAGCGCAGGGATTGTTGATAAGCTTAACTATATGTTCTCTGTAGATGTTCCCGCTGTGACCATTAAGAGTTATGAGCAGATAGGTGAGCGTGCGTTTAGGATAGCGTTTTACGTTTTGGAGGAAGGTAGTCATATCTTGCCTGACGAATCCGCTAAGTGCGCTGTGGATTTAGGGACTACCGCTATTCGCGCAGTTGATTATTTACTCAGGGACATAGAGGCTCAGTTCGCAGTAGATTATCGTTCTTATAGTCAGGTAGACAGGGAGGCTAAGGCTGAGGTATGCATACTGGTTTTTCTGGATGCTCAGGTAGATAGCCATGCTACGAAAATGCAGGTTCCTTGCGCTGAGTGCTCAGGCACTGGTCGGATTGAGAAGAGAGATTCTGATTTTATTGATCTTGAGAGATGCCCTAAATGTGACGGGTCAGGTGTTATGGAGATTGATGTTGCTCCTCCTAAAGAGAAGGAGACTTTGAAGATGATAGTTCTGTCTGGGAGAAGAACTGGACGTAGATCTATTGATTTATCTTGATTGCAAAAGTTCTGGACAATTACTTATGATTAACTACAATACTAACGCTCCCTTCTCGGTGAGGCGATTTTTAACCTAGAGAGCAAACTACTAATGACTATTGATCCAAAAAAACTAACACCCCTTGGAGATAAGGTTGTCCTTAAAATGGATGACGCTAAGACACAAACTAAGGGAGGAATACATCTCGCATATACTAACGCAGAACGTTCACCAGAGGCTACTGTTGTTCGGCTTGGGACAGGATGGCCTGAGGGAGATTATCCTTGGCAAGTTCAACAAGACGATAGAGTTCTTTTAGAAAAGTTCGGAGGGCAAGACCTTGGAGAAGGTTATGTTATTGTTAAGGAGAGCGATATTCTAGCTTTTCTACCTACTGAAGACTCTATAGTTCCCGTTAATAGAAGAATAGTAGTGAGGATGTTACCTCCTGATGAGAAGAAGGGCTTGCTTTGGTTGCCGGAGGGTAGCAAGCAGACACAAGAGTTCGGAGTGGTAGTTGGGGTGTCTGATGACTGTGAAATAATTGATAACGGAGATTATGTATTCGTGTCTAGAACACAGGGAACGCACTACAGGGTTGGTGGGGATGATTTTATCTTGCTGCTAGAGGATAAGGTTCAAGCTAAGTTTAAAAAGGACTCTGCTTCTCTATGATGATGGGAATAGTAAAGTCTGCATTAACCGCAGCGACAGCCGCATTTAAGGCTTACGCTGCTCATATACAATGGAAAAGAGAGACCTACATTGATGACATCGAAGACGAAATTGATTCTATTGCTGCTTACTCCTCTGACGCTGCTGGCAAGCTGCGTATCAAGAGGCTCTTGGGCAGAAAACAGAGATACCTTGAACAACTCAGCACTATACGACCCGATGGAGATTCATCTGATTAGTGGTAAAAGCTATCAGTTTAAAGAAGGTGTTCTTATGGGCCGTGGTCAGAAATTTCATTCTGATTACTCTTTTAGAGAGATGCTGATTAGTCAGTAGTATGATTGCAGAAGATAGGATAGCTAGGTTATCTAGTAGGATTAAGAATATTAATACTATTAAGCATTCTAGGCTGGCTCCTAGAGTTAATGCTTACATCTGTAGTAAGTGCGGGGATATTACTTATACCGTTGATTGTGCTGACGGATCTTCTCAGCCAGCTATACCTTGCCAAAAGAAGTCATCTAAACTTCTTAATATGCACGGAACTGAGGCATTAGTGTGTGATGGTTATATGTTATCTAGTTTTTATACCGTAAAGGTTGGTGAGTATGATGTGGACGATATAACACATGAATGGTATGCCCCGTCTTTGGAAGAGTATCAGAAGTTAGTAAGGAACAAGTCTGAGACTGCGGTTAACCATGTTACTAAGGGAGGGTTATTACTTAGAGATAGGACTGATCATCCAGTCTTTACTCACGGAGAAGCTTTTGTAACGAAAGAGGGTGAAGAGCTTGACGAAGAACAAACTCAACTGCTTTTTACAGGATTTGAGCGTCTTAGGGCTGCGGTTAAGCTTAAGGTTCAAATGGCTAGAGGTAAGAAAGAGGATAGAGATAGGGCTATGCGTAAGAAAAGAGATAAGAACCGTGCTGATCGTAATAGGGCTACTAGGCATAAGCGGCGTAACCGCCATTGACATTCGCACTTCGTGCAAATACTTTACTTGTTATGAAAGTTAGTGAAGAAAAAAAGATAGTTTTGGTAGAGAATCCTCTAACTGGAAACGATTCGCTGGGAAATGCGCTTAAGCTTGAATCAGAATTGACTTTAGATAAATGGGCTAAGCCTGATGAGTGCCGCAAGGTTTTGGGCGATCAGTGGAAGAAGTTTCAGAAGATCGTTCTAGTAAGACCCGTAGAGGCTCGCTTTGAGAGTGGTGCTACACTGGCCTTCACTAAGCCCGATGAGTTTGCGGGTCCGTTGCTCGATTTGATACTAGAGATGCCTGAGGATGCAACTCCGGCCCAAAGAGGAGCAGCTATTCTTGAGCACGCAAGTAAAGGTGGAGATCTTCCTGAGTTTATGAAGCCACAGAGCGAGTGGTTAAAGTCTCACTTTAATTTAGTTATCGCTTCTTACTCTATAGCTGAGTGGTCAAATTACTCAGGAGTATATAGTGCTAGAAGTAATAAGAATGTGCGAGCCGTTGGAGCAAAGAACGCATTTATACCTGACGGAGGAAATGTTATACTTAGAGATCTGTATGCAGACGATTACAAACTATTTGAAACTTTATTAGTTTGGACTCCTAATAAAGATGCTGTGCGATTAGTTACTGGATACTGCGCCTCTTGCGCGGCTAATAGAGGTAAAAGCTGGGTAGCTACTGACCTTACTATTGATCCAGAAAAGAAGACTAAAGAAAGTAGTTCTAATAAAGCTACTCGTTCTCGAAAGAGGAAGCTCGACAAATAGGGTTATAGATAGTAGTCTTTTGCTGGTAATTACCTTGACAAGCCATGCTAGGGTTCCTTAAGCGAAATAAATCTTTTAGGACGGAGAACGCATCTCCGTCAGACGTTGCGATGATGTCGCGGTTTCTTGTATCTACTAAAGAGCGTGACTATATTGAACGCGCTTTAGGTATACCTATTCATAAGTTTACTGACTATCAGTCTTACTTAGACGCTGGATGCAAAAGAGTATGGGTTACTTTTAGGTGTATGAGGCTGATAGAATCTCGTGTTATATCAGCTAGATTTAAAGTAGTTGATCCTAATAAGAACGGTAGCAGGGTTTCTGGTGCTGGTAATTTTTCTGAGGGAGGCTTTCTTACGGAGCCTAACCCTTACGATACTTGGACAGATGTAATGGCTCTTACCTGTTGGCATCTTGGGCTTACAGGAAACGCTTATTGGCTTAAAGATGAAGTTGATTTGGTAGGTAGACCTACCGCACTTTATCCATTACTGCCTCAGCACATCGAACCTGTCCCAGACCGTAAGCAGAAAATATCTTCTTATATTTACAGAGTTAATGGGCAAGAAATTATTTTTGATGCTAAAGAGATTATACACTTTAAGCGCACGCACCCTAACGACTTGTGCATGGGTCTTGGAGACGTAGAAGGATCTGAAGCCGTTTTTAACGATTTTATTAACAAGGATACCCTTAACGAAAAGTTTCTTAGTCAAGGTGCTCAGCCCTCTGGTATCTTACACAGAAAAGATTCTATCGAGGATCAAGATCAGTGGGAGGCACTTAAGTCTAAGTGGGAAGCTGACTACGGTGGTAAAGAAAACGCCGGAAAGACGGCCTTTCTTAACGGTGATTGGAATTACATTAAGCTCGGCATGACTATGGCTGAGATGCAAGCACTGGAAAAAGAGAGGTGGACTACTGAGCAGATTATTCTTAATCACGGTGTTCCTCTTTCTGTCTTTGGGCTTAAGAATGCTCAGAATTATGCTACATCTAGGCAAGAGGAAGTTAATTTTAGACGTTACACTATCGTTCCACTCATTGACGTTATCGTTACTAAGCTGAATAACGATGGTTTTATTTCTGCTAAAAACGCAAACCTTATGCTGTCCTATGACTTTGATGGTCTTGTGGACATGGAGCAGATCTCTAAAGATTTTGGTCCTTTGGTTGATAGGGGTATTATGACCCGTAATGAGGTTAGAGAACGGGCGCATCTTGAGTTGGTAGATGATCCTCTTATGGATATATTTACTGTGAATTTTCAAGTTATCCCTCTTGAGATGTCTGGGTTAGCAAGCCCTACCGATAATGAGATCTCTGAGTCCTTAGAAGATAAGAGTTATCACGACGAAGATGACGATGAGGAAGAGGATGAGGAGCAAGAAAAAGATGTAAGTGCCGCAGTTCGTAAAGGTCTACAAAAGAAAGTTAAGGATCATAACGAAAAAGTAGGTAACGCTAAAACAAAGAGGACTAACCTACGCACGCTTATAGCGGTATTTAAACGGGGTGTTGGTGCTTATAATACAAATCCAGGCTCTGTTAGACCGAACGTTACATCGCCAGATCAGTGGGCTTACGCTAGAGTAAACTCGTTCTTATATGTCTTAAGAAACGGTAGATTTAGGAGCGGCAAGCATGACACAGACCTTCTTCCTAAAGGACATCCTTTATCTAGTAAAGGGTATCACGATGGTGAAAATCCTCCCGGATTGGTAGAAAATCTTTATACTGAAGGTGGAGAGTTAGTCTTGACAAGAACGGGCGAGGAATATGTAGGTTATTACCATATACATCCAGACGGAGGACCTATGGTGGGAGCAACCCATAGCGATCAACCTCACGCTTACTTGACTTACATAAGACAAGAAGAACAAGAAGACTCTTACTACGACGATGAGGAAGAGGATAAATATAGCTACGATGACGAGGAAGAGGAAGATAAATCCAGCTACAACGATGACGAGGAAGAAGAAAAAGCTGTTAAGCGCAGAAAACCCCCAAAAGGAGCTATAGCCTCCTATAGAGATGGAATTAGGCGGCATGAGAATGGGGAAACAGGTGGTGGCTTGGAGCCAATAACTGTAAGGATGGCTAAGGACTTTATCTCTGGCGGTATGCCTACTGATGAATGGACTTCTAAAGCTAATCGCTGGTGGGGAAGAAATAAAAGATTCTTAGACGAACCAAAAGGTAGCCCTGCTTATGCCGCAGCACAGCTTTGGGGCGGCAGGGCTGGCATGACTTACTGGCCTTCTGAGGCAAGAAGAAGAGAATTGATATAGGGCGGTAGCTATGAGCGAAGCCTTTAATAGAATAAGGACTCGTTACCGCCGTGAGTCACCTTGGAAGATATTCCAGAGGTATAGTCGCAGTAAAATGCCCGACGAGGGCTGGACATGGGAAAATACGCGAGGTGATGCAGGTGTTAAGCTTAACTACGACATCTCTAATATACAACGTTTTGCTCGTGGTCGTGGACAGAGACTTCTTGACGAAAAATTGTCTAAGTATTTTAAGAGGCTTAAAGAGTCTATAATAGACCGAGCATTATCTACTTCTAGAAGAGTTTATGGCGTTAGGTCTGAAGTAAGACTTACGCAAGACCAACAAGCGTCTATATGGGAAGAATCAATTATCAGCGTTCTCGCTGTTATGTCTGATGAGTTAGTTCTTGATATTCTTCCAGCAGTTCAATCTGTATCTTCTGATGCTTATGTTAAGGTAGGCTCCTTGCTGAACAGGACAAATTTAAATGAGCCTTGGCAGCCGTTACCTGCCTTTCGATCAGAGTTAAATCAGAGAGTTAATGAGGTTGCCTCTGGTATTAGGGGTATTAACGAAACTACCGAAAGAAGGATTAAGGAGGTAGTAGCTGGATCAATACAGTTAGGGTTTAATCAGGCTGAGGTGGCTAACTCTATAAGAGACGCTAATAAGATAGGTGAGTCTAGAATTGCTACTATATCAAGAACTGAGATGGGCAAGGCTTCGGATTTAGGCACTAAATTATCAATGAAACACGCAGGGTCTGTGAGCCATCTTTCGGTTTTTGGTTGTGCGGGTGTTGAGATTGCATCACCGCACATAGACGGTAATCCTACCTGTAATATATCTAATGTTCCTATATGGAGAGAGCGTGAGCTTGTGTTTCACCCTAATCATACCGGCGTTATATTCGCTTCTGGGTTTTATCTTAGGGATGGATCTCCTCCCCCATTAGTAATGGAGGCGTTCCCTTACACAGGCCCAGCTAGGGTTAGATGATCAATTTGCACGATGTGCAAAACTTCTTGCGTATAATATTGTCAGAGGTTACAGTAAATAGCATGGGCAAGATTACTATTACTAATCCCAAACCTGCGGCTAAGAAAACTATCAGCATAGTTAGCAGCAGGGAGAACAAGAAGAGCCAAAAGTCTCCTGCACCTAAGCGTCCTAGCATGGTAGGCAAGACTATTATGTTTAAGCTCGGAGATCAGCCTGTGGTAGCTGTTGTAGCGGCAGAGAAAGGCTCAAACTATGATGTTCGGTTATGCTTGCCAAATGCTTCGGGTGTTCTTGTTGCCGCTAAAGAAGCTGGAACTACTATTTCTAGAGACTTGGCTACGCCTTTGGATGCCGTAGCATTGCTTGATCGTGATGCAAAATCTTTCCAAACTCGTGATCCTCTGGAAAATTGTAAGGCTGCTGTCGAAGTTAAGGACGGTGATCTTACCGTAGATTATAAAAATGTAACTTTTGAAGGTTACGGTTCTACATTCGCCTCTACTACTCCAGAAGACAGAGACGGTGACTACATAGAGGCCGGTGCTTTTGATGCATCCCTTAAGAGCTTTAGAGAAAATCCTGTAATGCTCACTGACCATGTTCGTGAGGTAGGAAACCTTATGGGTCATTACTCAGAGGTTAGCGTTAATGATCGCGGCCTTGCCCTTAAAGGCGTAGTCACTAATAGCCCACACCCAGACGCTGTTCATACTAGATACCAAATTATGGAGGGTTCTCTTAAAACTCTCTCTATTGGAGGAGGCTTCTTCTACAAGGAAGATTATAAAGGTATTGAGGAAATTGATTTATATGAAACTTCTCTGGTCGTTGTCCCCGCTAATCCAGACGCAAAATTTCAAGTCCGCGCACTTGATGAGCAGTTTGTAGAGAAAGCATTTGAAATGCATTGCAAGCGATTCGGAGGTGAACTCCGACTAAAAAATTCTGCTTGACTAGCATATAAAAATTGAAGACAGTATATTTTTAAGATTTTCTGCCTCAAGCCCCGAAAGCACATTGTAAGTAAGAGGTCAGCCGGAAAGCCATAAGCAAACCCTAACTAATAATAATAACTTATTAATTATTCACTCCATGAAATTAACACTCAAGGAAAAACTGCGGTTGGCGGCTCTCCATTCTAAAGCCGGCCACCTCAGCGACGAAGAGAACAATGAGCTTTCGGACCTTACTGCTAAGGCCGGTGAGCTTTTTGACGCTATCATCAAGGACTACGCTCCTGATGTAGAAGACGGCGAGGGCAACAGCCCCGAAGACACTAAGACTACCTCAGAAGAGCTTACTAGCCTTATTACTAAGGCAGTCAAGGACGGTATTCCAGCAGGTTCAGGTGTAGACGTTGACAAGCTCAGCGACGACATCGTTAAAGCCGCTAAGGAAGGTGTTCCAGACATTAAGCAAATCGAGGCTGTTATCGTTAAGCATAACGGTGGCACTGGCATTGATAAAGAAGCTCTTGTAGCTGACATCAAGAAAGCTATTCCAGCACAAGCTCTTACCGAAGATAGCATGAAGCAAATGCTTGATACTTTCGCTTCCTCCATTAAGCAAGCCTCTAAGGTTGAGTTTAATGCCGGAAATGGTAACGAGTTCCCTGTTGAGCATCGCTCAGGCAACCTGTCTGTTGGACAAAAGCAGCTACTTAACCTCTGCCTTGCTCACGTTTCTGACGAGCGTAAGTCTGAGATGAAGTCTGCTGGAGTAGAAGTTCCTACTTCTATGAACCACGGCATCAGCGAAGATCAGGTTAAGTCTGCCCATGCTGTTGGCGCAGCAAACATTAAGCGTGCTCGTCATGCTGTTGTTTACGGTGGTAAGGCTCTTACTACTGGCGGTTCTGGATCAGGTGCTGAGCTTATCCCAAGCGACCTTTCTAGCGACCTTCAGGCTCGTATGTATCTTGAGTCTCAAATCGCTGCTGAGTTGCTTGCGTCTGAGATTGATATGCCAACTAATCCGTTCAAGTTCCCTATGACCACTACACGGACCAGCTTCTTTGTTGGTTCTGAGGCACCGGGTTCTGATCCTACGGCTAGTGAGCCTGGAACTAGCGACATTACGCTGGATGCCAAGAAGCTTATCGGAATGAGTGAGTATTCTTACGAGTCCGACGAAGATGCTATCATCGCTGTGCTTCCCCTTCTTACAGAGAATCTTGCAGCAGGTGCTGCTGATGCTTTTGAAGGTGCTGTAGTTAACGGTGATACCGCTGGAACTCACCAAGACTCTGACATTGATGCAGTAGCTGGTCACTCCAGCAAGCTGTTTAATGGATTGAGAAAGCTAGCTCTTGCTAATACCGGAGCACTTTCAGTTGACATCAGCACTGGAGGTATCTCCGCTGCTAATATCATCGAGATGCGTAAGAAGCTTAAGCGTTGGGGCATCCGTCCACGCGATCTTATGCTGGTAGTAAACTCACAAGCTTACAACGAACTCGTTTCGCTTGATGAGACCCTTACCTTTGATAAGGTGGGTAACGCTGCTGCTGCTCGCATCCTTACTGGTGAAGCTGCTTCCATCTTTGGAATCCGCATCGTTGTTTCTTCACAAGTGCGTGAAGATCTTAACGCTAGTGGCGTTTATGACGGCACTACCACCACTAAAGGTTCTATCCTCCTTGTTCACCGACCTTCTTTCATCGTCGGTTCCAAGCGTGGATTTACCGTTGAGGTTGACGTAGATAAGAAGCGACAGATTAACTCTGTTATCGCCTCGTTCCGCAGGGACTTCGTGCCTAAGGAGACTCCTACGGCTGCTGTCCCATCCGTTGTTATGGGATTCAACTACGATGCCTAATCCCTACCAAATTCCCTCTCTAGCGAGTATCGCCCCTCGTTAGTGTTGGTAGCACATAACACCCCGTCTAGTTCGTTAGTCTAGGCGGGGTGTTTTTTTGCACTCTGTGCAATTCTTAGTGTTTATTTTAAACTTGCACTGAATCGCAAAGTCTAGTAGCATTATATCTGCTACCTTTAGATTTAATGAAGAAAGTTCAATACATAGGCGATACAGTAAATACCTTGTCTAGATTCGGTCAGGTAAAAAAGGGAGATAAACTCGATCTCTACGAAAAAGAATGGGATCTCATCTGTAAAGATGAAGTG